CTTCCATAATGGCAACACCCAAACAGATCAGCGAACGAATAGACGCGCTCTTTGCAGAATGGAGCGGCGGCTTTACCCCGCTATTTTTCGCGGTGCTTGATATGAAGCGATTGATGGATATCAGAATATTTGGAATAGGTACAAGCGGCGGGAGCAATACCGCAGGACAGAAGCTACCAACTAAGCCATACACTCCTGCTTATGCGTTGATTAAGCAAAAGAACGGAAGACCACCATTAGAACTTACGGGCTTTTTAAGAAGGTCGTTTGGAAAAGACAAAGATTCTGTATTTAATCAGGGCTTCGGCTCAGCTATTTACATAGCAGCAGATGAAGCAGGAAAAGCAGAAGGCTTGCAAAAGCTATATGGACCAATCTTTCAACCAACAGACGAGGAGCAGAATAAAATGCTTGAACTACACGCAGAACTATTAGCGGAACAAATTGCAAACAATCTAAGCAAACCATGAATCTACTAAAGACCATAATTGAAAGACTTAACCAGCGCATTGAGGTTGCTAATATCTTCGATAAGCAGTTCAGCTTATGCGAGCTTAACGCAAACGGGAACGATAAGGCGTGGGTGCATTACATCGGCAACGGGCAGGCTGAGGTTGTTACCAACTTCGATGCAAAGAATGGAACGCTTTTCTGGGCAAAGCGCAGCAAGGTAACAGTTAACAAGACCGATGCGTACAAGATGAGCGGATGTAAGCAGTTGTATGTTACAACCTTTCCGCTTACCGCTTACGCCATCGTGCGCAAATCTCATCTACCTTGCGATAGCGAAGATGCGCAGGACTGGCTTGCTTCAAGAATCTACAAGCTCGCGAGTGGCACTGACCCACTATTCAAGCAGAGCATAGGGGTTATTAACTATGAGGTAGTACCAACGGGTTACATCAACGAGATTAAGACGCTAACAGCCAACTATGAATGGGCTTGCGTTAGTGTTGATATGGATGTGCAAGTAATCACATCGAGCGAAGATGGCTGCTATGATACCTGCGCAACGGGCGATATTCCGCTTCCTGACTTACAGCCTTGCACACCTTGCTTGACTGAGGTTGCTGTTGATGGCGTTACAATAACTGGCAACGGAACGGAAGCAGACCCATTGGTGGCAGTTGGCGGCGGCGGCGGCAATCCGCTGACAACACAAGATGAAGGCAGCAATGTTAGCACCAACACAACAACACTTAACTTCACTGGCGATGGAGTAACGGCAACGCTCACATCACCGGGAGTAGTTGAGGTTAATATTCCATCAGGAGGTGGCGGCGTTGGATCATTGCAAGATGTTACCGATGTTGGCAATAGCACAACCAACGACATTGACTTTATAGCAAATGCAGGACTGACCTTTGACAATGGTGCGCTATTCCGCAAAGGTACAACCGATGCAGGCAACGGCGGCGCTAAGGGCACTGCGCAAATCTGCTCAATAAGCTATGAGCTAAAGTGGGAAGCAGGGCGGCTTTACTATATGGAGCAGGATGGCTTCACGATTCGCGATGTAACGCATAATTTTACATTTGTACCTCAGCCAACAGATGATTCAACTAAGGGCTTCGTAGTGGGCTCGCGTTGGAGTTTAGATGATGGTACTGTTTACCTTTGCAGCGATGCTACAATCGGTGCAGCAGTTTGGGCGGTGGTAAGCACTGGCGGCGTTACTTCGGTAACTGCAACATCGCCAATATTCTCAAGTGGCGGCACTACTCCCGACATCTCAATTCAGCCTGCCAACTTATTCGATGATGGCTACCTTACCTCAGCGGATTTCACTTCATTTAGCAACAAGTTTGATGTACCAACGGGCACGAATACCGACTACCTTGATGGCACTGGAACGCCTACACCATTTCCGACCATTCCAAGCGGAACAGTAACATCGGTTAACTCAGGCATCAATATCAATGTTGACAATACCAACCCTGCTGCACCAATTATTAACTCCCTTTCTGATAGATATAAGACATCTTCAACAACATCGAACAGCGTAAGCAACGGCTCAAAGAGCTTCACTGTTGACTTGAATCTTTCTTATATACCATTGCAGGAGATACTTGTTGTGTTTGACCCTGCGCACCATATGCATGGCGAAGTAACATCTTATAACCCTGGAACGGGAGCGCTTGTTGTTGATATTAAGACTCATACTGGCAGCGGAACTTATTCATCATGGGTAATTAATCTCGATGGTACACCAGTGGATGCACTAACGGGCAGCGGCACGGCAAACGAGGTTGCATACTTTACAGCATCGAGGGTGTTAGCATCGCTGCCAGTTGCAACCTACCCAAGCCTAACAGAACTGAGCTATGTTAAAGGAGTAACAAGTGCAATTCAAACGCAGATAAACAGCAAGTTTAACACTCCGGCAGGCACTACATCGCAATATGTAAGAGGCGATGGCTCACTTGCTGCCTTTCCTAATGTGCCAGCTTTTTTGCCTTATATTACAGAGGTAATGTCGAGCTCTACTGCAACCAATAATTCTATTGAATACGTGGCATCGGTAAATAAAATCTATGTAACCAATGGAAGTAATAACGTCAATATATTTAATGCGACAACGGGCGAGCTATTGGCAACTGTTACCTTAACACAAGCACTAAGGGCAAGGTATATAAATAGCATTAATGAAGTATGGGTTACGAGCGTAAATGTGGCAAGTATAACAAGAATAAACCCATCAACAAATGCTGTTATTGGAACAATTACAACCTCTATTGTAGCCAATGGTTTTGACATTTGTGAAATAAGTTCTACCAAAGTTTATGTGTCGATAAACGGAAGCGGTGGGGCGCAAAGAGTTCAAGTTATAAACCCTTCAACTTTAGCTTTTGTTGCTGATATTACAGCTTCTATACCCGGCTTTTGTAGCGGAATGGCTTTTAACAACAATCCTTCATCTGCCCAAAACGGAGTAGTGATATTAGGTAGTTCAGGTGGTGCTGTTACATTAATTGATTCAGCTACCAACACGGTAACGGTGGCAACAACTAATCCTGGTTCTGCTTTAAGTAATGTTTTTGAAATAATGTATTCTGCCGTTGATGATAAATATTATGTAAGTAGTCAAGCAAATAGTAGAGTAGTTTCTTTAAACATAACAGGAGCGACTACATTAACTTTAGACAAGATTAAATATAACGCTATTGCGAATATTAGTTTACAAATTGATGACGCTAACGATTTATTAATTATCAATCAAATAGCAAGCACCCCAACTCCTAATGTAATGTGCCACTTCATAAGAAAAAGCACATTTGAATCTTTATATAATATTATGACACCTGCACAGGGTGGTGCTAATACAAGGGCAGGTTTTGTAAGGGCTGATTTAGTAAACAAAAGAGTATTTTTAGCAGGTAGAAGTGCTTCATCAACAGCCGTTTTAACAGTAAAATATTAAAATATGAAAGTACAAATTAGAAAAGGTATTGTATTAGCATACGGTAAAGCATTAGAAGGAGATGATGTATATCAAGCTCCCGATGATTATTGCCCTGAAAAGTACACTTACACACCTATTGATATAGATGTGTTCAATCCTGATGGATTTATTGTTAACTTTGAAAACTCAAATAATTAATTATGGCAGGAATTAGAATAACAGACTTAACAGCGCTATCGAGCGCAGCAAATGGCGATTATCTTTGCATCGTTGATGTATCTGACACCTCGCAATCGCCTGAAGGTACGACTAAGAAGATTGAGGTTGGGAATATGTTTGAAAGCGGAACTTGGACACCGACCTTTAGTGATTTTAGTGGCGCAATAACAGCGGCAACATTAACTTCAGCTACTTATTCAAAGGTTGGCAATATTGTAACTTGTCAGATAAACTTAAGTATTACTATGGATTTTACCGCTCCAGTTAGTAGTGGGGAGTTTGAATTTACTTACCCTATCGCTACAACAACTGCAAATGGTGGTGGTTCGTTAAGTTCTAGTAACTTGGAAAATCAATTTAATGGTTCAGTAAGAAATAACAATATAGCAATATTTTCAGAAGATACCACTATTGACACTAATGCAACTTGCCACGCTCTATTCCAATATGAAATCAATTAGCCCCAAAGGCTTAGAGCTCATTAAATCCTTTGAAGGCTTGCGGCTGAATGCCTACCTTTGCGAGGCTAATGTGGCTACAATAGGCTACGGCAGCACCTATTATGCCAACGACCAGAAGGTAAAGATGGGCGATAAAATCACTAAAGAGCAGGCTGAAATTTTACTGCGTAAAACAGTGCGCGACTTCGAGCAGAATGTTAACGCGCTGCTCAACGGAGTGCAGGTCAACCAAAATCAGTTTGATGCACTGGTTAGCTTCGCCTTTAATCTTGGAACTGCTGCCCTTGCTAAGTCAACGCTGCTGAAATTAGTAAAAGCGAATCCAAACGACCCAGCAATCTCAAGGGAGTTCGGCAAATGGGTAAATGCAGGCGGCAAAAAGGTTAATGGCTTGGTAACGCGGCGGCAAAAAGAAGCAGAACTTTATTTTAAGCCCTTCGTATAACTACCCTATGCGGCGAAAAATAAGTAAGTCAAGACGGGCGCTCGATATTATCGTTAAATACTGGCGGTCCACAATAGGCTCATTAGTGGTATTAGCCTCCGTCTTTGCCCTTATTTTCAAGGCTATATCAACAGAAACACTTGCAGCGATTGTGGCAGCTATGATTGCCGCTGGTTATATTCCTAAAGCCAAAGAAGATGATAACTGAAAGAGCCGATACAATAGTTACTCTTGACACCTCCTGCATACTTGGTAAGGGCTGCAAGCTGCATACTCATTATGATGTTTGGATATACACCGAGCCTCTTGATAAATTCAGTATATTTGGCAAGTATTACGCGGTTGACCAATGGGGGCAAACCTTTGAGATTCCACCGCCGCAGTATAACTTACCACATCAAGAGACGCCTATGATTCACGACACTTACGCAAGCGATACAATCACTCCAAGCAACTCACCTTACTTGGCGCATCCTAAGCCATATCAGCGCATCGAGATAAAGCCTAAGACTATAATTAAGAACGAGCAAAATATTGATGCTCCAGTGATGGGGATGTTATTTTCCTTCACCATTGCACTAACAGCATACTGGCTGTACAACTCGCTATCTTCTTGGGGGAAACTTTACAATGAACTTCGCCAATGTCTCTACTATACATCTTAGAGAATAGTTTGGATTTGTTCTATGTTGTTACTGACTTAGAAGCAAAGATAATGACATCAAATAGCTTGTTCAAAAGCTATGCGAGCCACATACAGCCTAAGAAAATAACCGACATAGTAGATATTGAAACGGACCGCGAAGATTTAATCGAGGCAATAAAAAAAGCCATAAGCCAATCTCCTGAGCCAGTTAGAGTTTATGCTCGCACAAAGCATAAAAACCTAAGCCACCGCTATAATATTTGGAACTGCTTCGCTATTGGTGACCGAATCACCTTCTTAGGCATACAACTTGTCGATGTTACAAGCATCACTGCACACGAATATGAAAGGCAGCGTGCGCTC